GTAGTTTTGAAAAAACGAGCTAAACGATTTGCAGCAATGCCAGCATAACTGGTGAAGCTGCCACCTGCGTAAATGTAGTTAGAATCTGATGTAATAGCATGAACAGTGCCGTTAAATAGATTGAAATAATTGGGTAGTATAACACTATCTGCAGATGAGTTTGTTGGTATGATTGCTCCGTATAATTTTTCATTGCCAGCATTATGAGCACTAGTAAAGCTGCCACCGTAGTATATGTAGTTATTATCTTGAACTATGGCATATGCAATACCACCAGCTAGTTGTGGTGCGGACGAAGCCAAAACTTTGGGAAGACTTAGTGCTGCTATGCGTGATGTGCTAGCTCCTTGGTAGGTTGTAAAATCTCCACCTATATAAAGTTTGCCGTTGGTGGAGTCTAGGGCTAGAGCAGCGATGAAGTTGTTGAATCCAGTTCCTATGGCAAATGTGGCTGTATCATCGCTAGCATTAGAGGTGTTAAGTCTAACTAGACAGTTTCTAGTATTTTCTTGGTAGGTTGAAAAATCTCCACCTACGTAGAGTTTACCGTTAGTTGAGTCTAGAGCTAGAGAATGTACAGTGCTGTTAAATCCTGTTCCTATGGCAAAAGTAGTGGTATCATCGCTGGCATCTATAGTATTAAGTCTAACTAGACGGTTTCTAGTATTTCCTTGGTAGGTTAAAAAAGCTCCACCTACGTAGAGTTTGCCATTGGTTGAGTCTAGGGCTAGAGAATATATAGTGCCACCAAAACCAGTACCTATTGCAAAAGTAGCTGTATCATCGCTACCAGGAGTCGTAACGGTATTGAGTCGAATTAGGCGGTTTCTAGTGTTTGCGCCTGAGCTGTTGTACTGTGTAAAAGCACCACCAACGTAAAGTTTACCATTGGCAGAGTCTAAAACTAGAGAGTAGACGGAATTGTTGAGTCCAGTTCCTATTGCAAATGTAGCTGTATCGTCGCTGGCATTAGAGGTATTAAGTCTAATTAGACGAGCTCTAGAGGGAGTGCCTTGGTAGGTAGTAAAATCTCCACCAACGTAAAGTTTACCGTTAGCTGAGTCTAGAGCGAATGAGCGTACAAGTGCGTTAAAGCCAGTTCCTATTGCAAAGGCAGTGGTATCATCGCTAGCATCTGCGGTATTGAGTCTAATTAAGTAGTTTCTTGCGGTATCTTTGTAGGCTGTGAACCCTCCACCAACATAGAGTTTACCGTTGGTTGAGTCTAGAACAAGAGAGCGTACAAGACCATTGAATCCGGTTCCTATTTTGTGATTAAAGGTAGAGTCTAATTGACCAGTAACTTTATCTACCCTCATCAGGTAGGCTGGCGATTTGTAAGCAGTAAAATTTCCACCTACATAAAGTCGACTATTGGTGGTGTCTAGTGCGACGCACAATACATTATTGCTAAAGCCAGTACCAATCACAAATGTAGCTGTATCGTCGCTAGCATTAGAGGTATTAAGTCTTACTAGATAATTTCTTGTATTTCCCTTGTATGTTGTAAAATCTCCACCTACGTAGAGCTTATTGTTGGTAGTATCTAAGGCTAGGTCGTTGACAGTGTAACTAAAGCCTGTACCAACGGCAAATGTGGTGGTATCATCGCTGCCAGGAGTTGTAACAGTGTTGAGTCTAACTAAATAGTTTCTAGTTCCGCCGTTGAGTCCACCATAGGTTGTGAATACTCCACCTACATAAAGCTTGGTAGCAACTGTATCTAGAGCTAAGGCATGTACGGCGTTGTTAAATCCAGTTCCAATGGCGAACGTAGCAGTGTCGTCACTACCGTTACTAGTGTTGAGTCTAACTAGACGGTTTCTTGTGCCTCCGTTGACGCCACCGTAAGAAAGGAAGTATCCACCTACGTAGAGCTTACCGCCGGTTATGTCTAGAGCGAGAGCGTAGACATGATTATTAAAGCCAGTTCCTGTTGCAAATGCGGTAGAATCATCACTACCTGGAGTTGTAACAGTATTGAGTCGAATTAGACGGTTTCTAGTAATGCCTTGGTAGGTTGTAAACTGTCCACCTACATATAGCTTATTGTTGGTGGTATCTAAAGCTAAACATTGTACAGTATTGTTGAATCCTGTACCTACAGCAAAAGTAGCTGTATCATCGCTAGCGTCTGCAGTATTAAGCCTAACAAGATTATTTCTAGTATTTCCTTTGTAAGTTGTGAATGCCCCGCCTACATAGAGTTTGCCGTTGGTGGAGTCTACTGCGAGAGCAGCGATGAAGTTGTTGAATCCAGTACCTATGTTGGTATTGAAAGTGGTATCTAGATCTCCTGTAGTTCTTGAAAAACGTGCCAATCTATTTACAGTAATGTTATTATATGTGGTAAAATTACCACCCATGTAGATGTAGTTAGCATCAAAAGCTATAGCGTGAACGGTGTTATTAAACAAGCTAACATCAACAGTGCTATCACCGGAAATAATATTTAGAGCAGCTCCATATTGTCTTGTGCTAGCTGGGGTAGTTACAGAAGTAAAGCTTCCTCCGTAATAGATATAGCTACTATCTTGAACTATTGCGTCAATGGTTCCGTTGGCACTAGGCATCAATTGCTGTGTTAGTGCGTCAGAGGAAAAATTTGCAGTGAATTTTACTGAACCTAGGGTAGTATAGCCATCTTGTGTTACATCATTAGTGCTTAAGGTAGTAGTAATTGTCATTTTACACGCCTTTGATTAAAAAATCTTAAAAACCATCTGTAGTGTTTAGTGTTGTAACCGTTGCTCTAAATCGAAGTCTATTTGCTACTGAAGTACCGCCGATGGCTGTGCTAGTATATTGTACTTGTCCACTTGGATGTATAAGGAGAGATACTCCAGGTGAGTCTCCACCGTAGGTATCATCTAGTAACCACATTCCTGCTTGAGTTTTGTAAACAACTCTAAGTGTACCTACTGTTGCTATCTCTACTTCTGATCCACTGTAGTATCTATAAATAGAATAATGAATTGTTGCAGATCTTACCTTAGTAGGATCAAACAATAGACCGGTTACGTTGGATGGTGTTAGTTGTCCGTCTTCAAATGGGAACTCGGTTTCTGGAATATCTTGACCTAAATTCCATACCTCAATTGCTGATTGAATAGTTGTTGTTCCGGCGAGATTGGAATTGTAGCTAGGATCAAAACTTATTGCGCCAGCATCATGAGCGTCAGCAGAATCATTAAGGTGAGTATTTAAATATCCATCTAGTGCAGTAGAAGATTCATCTACGTAATCTTTAAGATTCTCGATAGCTGCCTGTACATTAGCACCTAGAGTTAATGCTGAGTTATCAAACTTAATCGCAGATGCTTGATGGGCATCTAAAGTATCATCTACATGACTGGTTAGGTCGTAGCTAGAAGATAAAGCTTCAATAGCATCTTGTACAGTTTGTAAATTGAAATCTAAAACATAAGCATTATCTACAACATTGTATTGAGATGTTAGAGCAGGTGTAAAGTAAACAACATTTGCAACAATATTAATAATAGTAACTGTTTGGGTAGGAGTTGTAGTAGATCTAACTTGAATTGTATTTCCGCTACTTAGACTAGAGCTATTAGCTACACTAATATTGGTGGCGCCCACTTGGGCGTTTTGAGTTAAAGATACTTTTCTACCAATGTTAGTTAATACATTAGAAAATGCAACATCTTTTGCTTCATGTGGAAACTCAAAACCATCGTAAATATTATCAAGGTGACGATAAAGATCTTTACCTAATTCATTGAGTACAGCGTGAACAGTAATGTCACCAACATTATTTATGGTAGGTGCATAAAGTGGTGATGAAAAATTAAAAGGCGCAGTTGTAATTGCGTCTGAACGATGAGCTCTAATTAGACTCTTTGAGTGATCATTTAAATTTATAGCTAATGTGTCAGTAGTCTCTTTAAGATTAATAGGTTTTCGAATGATTCGAGCATTATTTGAAACCAACAATCCAGAAGGAATTGAGCTTAAATAAATTTTAGAATAAGGAATTAAGCTAGTTGGGGTGCCGCTAAGTTTTAGGCTTTGAAAATATTCTGGAGTATAGGTAGAATGCTCTATATCTGTAACAGTGCTAGGATAAAAAGTAGGAATTCCACTATTGTCTTGACCTAGACTAACTACGTCTCCTATCTTAAAGAGATTTGCTCTATCTACGAGTATGTAGCCGTCGCTAATGTTTGGATTAGCTTGAATTGTAGCTTGAAGAGTTAAGCCTGGAAAGTTCTCTGGTAGAGAGGAATCTATGCGCTCAAATGAAGAGTAGCTTACAGATGTGGACTGATGAGCGTTAGTTGCTTGATCTTTATGGGCTAAGAATGTATCATAAAATCCTGAAAGATTGACGCCGTTATAAGTATCTGCATTAAACTGTTCTGCTGTTACGGTGCCGGCAAATGTGCCACCATTGCTTACTATAAGATCGCCACCAATAGAGAGATCGTTTGTGGTAGTTACATTGCCAGTTAGTAGGGACGATCCTGAGATAGATAGGTTGCCGGAGCCTGTAATGTCGGTGGCAGTTAGGGCTCCGGATACTAAAGAACTTGCTACTATAACGCTATCTTGAACAGTAAGAGTATTTTGTATTGTAGTAGCGCCGCTTAGTGTTGTTGTGCCACCTATAGTTGCGTTACTCTCAACTTGCAGACTTCCATCTACTACCAAGTTATCATTAAAGGTTATATCTTGAAAAGAACTATTTTTAATAGTCAAATTTTGAATGGTAGTATTACCCTGAGCTGTTACTTCAAAAAGAGGGTTGGGTATTGAAGTATTGACGGCCGCTGATCCTAAGGGAATACTTACTGTATCTCCTGATAATGAGAGGTTATATCCGTCGACTACGCTGGCGACAGTTCTTGTTACACTGTTTGCATAAGTAGGAGATGGATAATAGAATGTTACTGTATCACCGTTTGCAAACAAAGAGGTACTTACTACCTGTACAGTAGTACTACTAATAGCAGCTTGAGTTACCTGAGTAGCTGATGGAGCCCTGATCGTTAGTTGCTTGTCAGTTGCTTGCTGGCTATTTGTATTATTGTAGCCAGGAATAAAGAGTTGTTTTTCTATTTCGTCTACGGCATCAGTAAAAAGTGCTATTTTAGTATCTTTATTGGTTGAAATTAAAGTTTTATTTTCAATAATTTGATTATTTAGAGTGCCAACTACCTCGCCTACTACACCGTGTACGTTTTGTGTTAGTGTAGTGTGAGCATCTAGTTTAGTTTGGGTAGCAACCTGAAAGCTTAGATGATTTTCTGTAATTTGTCCAGATTGGATTTTACTGCCAAGAATGTAGCCATCATGAGCACTATTAATATCTTGCGCTTGATGCGTAGTCAATTTAGTAAAAATACCGTCGAGAGCAGTTTGTACAGTACCATAACCTTCTAAGGTAGGACTAACTCCAATTGCTCCAGCTGGGTGTGCGTTGGTTGTATCGTTTAAATGAGCGTCTAGTTCTGTTTGAGTTGTAACTTGAAAACTAAGATGAGCCTCTGTAATTTGTCCAAGTTCAATTTTATCACCAAGCAACTTACCAGCGTGAGCAATATTAATATCTTTACTGGTATGTTCAGTTAGTTGAGTTTTTTTAGCTGACTGAGTAGCTACCGCATCCGCAAAAGCTTTTAATTGCTCAATTGCCTGTTGAGTAGTTGTGGCTGTCCAGTTAAATGAGGGTAAATCTACACTTGATGCTATAGTGAAGCTTGCTATGGTGATTGAAGAAGCAGAATGTGCTGTAGAACTATTCGTATGTGCATCAAGAAGTTGATCTAAGGAAAAACAGTAGGCCTGGATTGCGCCTATAGCACTTTGCACATCGTTCATGTGCATAGCCCTAATTACTTCGCCTGGGGCGTGAATATCAAAAGAATCGACCGCGGTAGGAAAACGTAATGTCGTCATTGATTTACTAGATCCTTGTCTAAGCTCTGATTCTATCTAGATAGATAGAATAATCAATATGATTTACTCTTCTTTACTCGATTGGGCTGTCTGATTTTCTTGATCTTTTTTAATGGCTTGATATTTGTGTTCTTCAAGAATTGGCTTTGGTATACCAATTCCAAAAACTCCCAGAAAAGAGCCAAGATACCAAGCAAGTTGACTTAGCACTTTTGCTACTGAACCCTTCCATTTAGAATCGGTGGCTACGGAGAGTCTTGTTAGTAGTTCTGCAGTAGTACGAAGAAGAAATTGAAGAAGTACCATAACAAGAAGAAACTTAGCAAGATCTAGATTGTTTACAGTAGAAAGGTCTAGGTTACTTACGAGTTCGTTTATAAAGTCTGTCATGTGTATCTCCTAGTATTCAAGATGATTTTGTATCTATTGCGATTTTTTGACCGATTTCTCTTTCTTGAGATTTTAAAATTTGTGTAAATCTTTCTTTTGAAAAACAAAACTCATGAGTTAGTGCAGGAATTTCTAATCTAGATTCGTCCTCTAAGATGAGGACTCGCACAGCAAGGTTTTCCTTCATTAAGTTTAGATCTGCCTTTACGTTGGCTATTTTTTTCCAAAATAAGGCGCCTGTTGATCTATATTTTACTACATATGACATCTTTCTTTCCTTTTGCGTTAGCAGTCTTCAGCGTTAGAAAATTCAGGTAGAGTTTTAATGTATAAGTACGTGTTTTTAATAATATTTGCGTCTTGTTGATTCATTGAGGAAATGCTATAATACTGTTCAAAGATATTCCAATCGTCAAACTCTTTAGTTTTGACCCATTGTCCCTGTGGATTTTTACTATATAGGCCGTTGTTGTCTATATAAATTGAGTCTGTATGAAAGACCTCTTGCCATCCATGATTTTGAAGTTGGATAAATCTATCTTTAAACTTAAGAAGATTTTCTTCTAGAGGATTAGAAGCTTGAAAATCCTTGCTTAAATGAATAGTTACATTATTAACAATATTAATATGCTGTAAGCTTAGAACATTTAGGTGGTCGACTTTTAGAGTGTATTTTTTAGGGTTAGGGAGTTCAAATCTCATTTCTCGAAATGGGCGGGGATCGTCCATTTCCTTGAAAAGACCTATATCAAACTGAGCCATTCCAAATCTTGGGTCTAGCTTAATATCTATCACTCTTGCTATATAAGATGTATTGGCAAAATTTTTTATAGCCATATAAAATCCTTATTTTACTCGCATTATGTAAATAACATTAAAATATTTTGGCCTTAGATCGGTAGTTGTAGTTCCACTGGAATTAAGTATATTATGACCATGGCCGGCGCTGTATTGTAGTGTGGGTGAATTTGTACCTGGGTTAGTACCACCAGTATTAGCTCCGGAGCCATTACCATTTATACCAGAATATACACCGCTAGTATAATAATAATCAGGATTTCTGGTAATCCCAGCTTCTCCTATATCGTCAATGCCAGAAGGAGAATACTCGGATAAAGACCAGGCTACCTGTGTTGGTATACCAACAGTGTTATAATCTGAGGTATTTCTAGTGTAGTTGTCTCCCGAGTAGTTGTTAGACCATTGATGGTTATGACGCATGTCGTGTGAGTGAGAGTTAACAGTGTGACCGTGAGAAAAATCGATAGTTCCTAAACTGGATTGCAAACTATAAGTATTACTTCCACCTGTTGTTCCAGTAGTAGAGGAGCCTTGTAAAAATCTATCATCTGTAAGATTTGGCATGTTGCCAATAAATAGAGGGTCGCTACCTGAAGGAAAAGCTTGTCCGTTACAGAGAGCGAATCCTTCTTTAATTTGACCAGAAACAGGGAGACTCCACGCTACTGTACTTGCTATTGCTACAACTGCTCCTACTGGTATTATACCGTAGCCATATGTAGGTACTTTGAAGGTAACTGATTGACTACCTTCGGGGCCAATTGCTAGTCCAGCATGATCTGCACCTACTAGTCTTGTTGCCATACTACAACTCCTCTTACTTAAGAGTAGAAATCAATCGATAATATTGGAGAGACGAAGGAGTTTCAACCAATTCAGGACAAATTAGTACTTAGATCTTGATAATGTAATTCAAGACTATAGTAGGTTGCACTGTCTGGTAGGCGGTGTCGGAGCCGGTAGAAGATGTGTTAATGTTTTCTGTTACTGTTGCTCTATTACCTACAGTGACATTATCTGTGTTGCCATAAGTAGCGGTATTATGGTTCCGGCTAGTAAATGATATTACGGTTCCGGCAACAGGAATATAAGTTGCTGTGTTATTTTGACTAACCCAGTCGTTAGACGATATGAACCCTAAAGAAGCAGTGTTTCCATTACAGGACCCTATCAAAGCTACAATATTACCTTTGCCATGATCATGAGTACTATTGGCAAATGTTGTTGTTCCTGTTAGCCCTCCTGTTCTACTATGGCTATGAGAAGGGAGTTGCGAAGTAGTGAGAGAGGTGGATTGTACACCGCCAGTGGTGGCTATATTTCTTGCGTTGATTCCAGAAGATGCGGTAGTTAGCCTGTCAGCAAAACCTCCACTATTGGTGTCTTTGCCGGCCGAGACTCTTCCTCTCATATCAGGAACGTTGAATGAATTTCCATCTGTAGAGCCGTAAAGAACTCCTACAGTTTGAAATAATTCTGGATAACTTGATCTAGCATAAGAGGTTCCGTCACATAGAAGCCAGCCGATTGGTGCTGTTTCTCCAGCAAAGGCTATAACGGTTCCTGGTGGAAATGGAAGATAAGTCATATATTCTCCTATGTTATAAACCAGTTTGTACCATCAGAGATAAAAGTAGCTGCTTGGTAATTAGAGGAAAACAAGAAACTTACTAAGCCATCTATAGTTCCAGATGAGGTATTTATAAAAACGGAATAGTTACCTACTCTTTTTACAATTATGGTTTGGCCAACTACTGGAGTTGGTAAGGTTAAAGTGATTGCCTGACTTGTTGGTGTAGCAACAACAAAGGAATCATTTTGCGATAAAGAGCTTGTGATCGAGATCACTCTCACATTTTGAATAAGTCCATTTTTAATACCTATGGAGCTATTTGCGTGAATTGCTAATCCAGTTTGATTTGAGCCTAAAAGTCGAGTTGCCATATTTCATATCCTCTTGTAAAGATAAAAAAATCAATCGATAACGTTGATTTTTATTAGTGTGACGTGATATTACTGTATGTGATTTTATGCAGGGAGATCTCTAAATGGATAAAGAAACATTAATCTATACCGATTTTGAGGTTGTAGATAAGCTTCCCTTATCTAAGGGAACGAAACTTACGTTAAGTAAACATGAAAATTATCAGATTATGCATGGTCCTGAAGGACCAGAATTAGTAATCACTAAATTTGAAACTAAATCTCCAGCGCTAGAAATCCTAGATCCTGAAGAAGAGAATCTTAAGGAAATTGAAAAAACTGAAAAAAACGAGGAACTCAAAGAGGCGCGCGAATTTCGAAAAAAATGGCAGATTAAGCCGGGGCAGTGGTTACTTCATAATGAAAAAGGGCTACTTGCTCTTCAGCAGGAAGAAGAGCTTTATTTTGAAACTAGGACTAGTAAGAAGTTGTTGCAAATTTTAAGATCTTTTTTTAAAAATCACCATAAAATGCTTAAATATAAAAGACTAAAAAGATCATATCTACTTCACTCACCTCCTGGTATGGGCAAGAGTGCTTTGTTGAGGTATTTTTCGCGAGAAGCTCTTAAGGTAGAAGGAACCAGTATCGTTAAAGTTTCTGGAGATCTTGATTTTAATATACTTCAGCACATATTTTTGATGGAGTATCATAAAGATACTAAATTTATTATCTTAATAATCGAAGATTTTGGTAAAAAAGATTGGTCTCAAAATCAACATCTTTATAACCCAAGCTGTCTAAATTTCTTAGATGGAAACGTGCAATTATTTAGAGTTCCTACCTTAATCCTGACCACTACTAATTTTGCCAAAGAACTTGGATATCAATTAACCAATAGACCAGGACGATTTAGTCAAATTATTAGGGTCTTACCTCCTACAGATGAAGAGGTTTTTGAGTTGGCAGAGAGCTATCTCCAAAGACCTCTAGATCAAAGCGAAAAAACCGCGTTTGCGGGAAAGCCTTTTTCTCCAGATTATTGTTTAGAGGCGATTGTTAGGGCAGAGTTAGAAGAAGTCTCAATTGCAGTGGCTGTTGATGAGATTTTAAAAGAAAGAGAGGGAATTGTTGAGTGGGATAAGGTTGAATAGTTCATATTTTTATGATGTAATTTACGCCTCTATTGTGTGGACGAGTTTCGTTATCTCCGCTTAGAGTTGCAGTATGTCCATGCGATGAAGATGGAATACTTACGTCTCCCCAGTTGTAAAAGTTTGCATCTATCCATCTATCGTCAGCTACTATCTTCATACCTCCGGAGGCGTTACTTCCACTTGGACGCATAATAGCTGAAGCGGCGACGCTATTGGCAGCAATAGATGATGATAGTCCGTTCTTAGCAGTTTTATTAGTTTGCCACCCACCTAAAGTCGTTACATCGCCGCCTAAGCTAGGGTGTGGTGTACCAGTTCCTCTAAGAAAAGAAGCTCTATAATCTGGTATTCTAAACTGACTTGCAGAGGGAGCAGTCCAATTTGCATTAGTAGTAGGATTAAATTGAGTATTGTAGGTAGTAGATAGAGTTTGAAATAATTCTGGATAATCGGCTTGATTATAAGCAGTGCCATCGCATAGGAGCCAGCCACTGGGTGGAGTGCTTCCAGCAAATGCAATAACAGTTCCTGATGGAAAGAAAAGAAAGGCCAAACTAACTCCTATATTTTAATAATATAATTTACACCTTTGTTAACTGGACGAGTCTCATTGTCACCTGTAAGGGTTTGCGCTGGTGTAGTACCAGAAGCAGTAAATGTTGCGCCGCCAAAGGACCAGCTATGTGCATGAGAGGGATCTGAGCTGCCAGTGCCACCATGAGTATGATTTCCAACAGAGCTAGTGTTAGCGGTAGTGTTAGTATTATCTAATGCTCCAAAACTTCCAGCACTAACGGCATAAGAGTTACCTTTATAGGTAAAAGTATGGTAGTGCCCTCCATCACCTCCAATGGTATGTGAGTGATTAACAGAGGTGCTGGAAGTGCCGCCATCCATTTGATTTTTAGCACCACTAACGGATGTAGTGCTTGACGATGATGCTAGTCCGTTTTTAGCTGTTTTATGAGTTTGCCAACCACCGAGAGTTGTAGTATCTCCACCGGAAGCAGTGCCTATACCTCTAAGAAAGCTACCTCTATAGTCAGGAACTCTAAACTTTCCTGCTGAAGGAGCGGGCCAATTTGTATTAGTTGTAGGATTTATTTGGATATTATAAGTTGTACTAATGGCATTATACAGCGCAGAGTATGTTGTTTGATCGTAGTCTGAGCCATCACATAATAACCAACCATCTGGCGCAGTTGAGCCTGCATAAGGTAAAATAACTCCAGGTGGACAAAATCCTAAATAACTCACTTAGAAGATCTCCCAGTTGGATCCATTGCTAATTACCTGCAGTGAAGAAAACCTACTTAATGTAATTGAAGTAGCTCCATCTATAGTTTGTGAAGTTGTGGTATTTACTGTTAGTAGAATTCCTACATTCATGTTACTTTTAATTACATAAATACGACCAGCGATTCCGGTTGCTGATGGTAAGGTAATTGCGTAGGTAGTTGAGCCAGAGGCGGAAACGTAATAATCAGTGTTAGATAATGTAATTGGGCTAGTTGCTGCACGATAAGCCTGAGTGATGCCAGCATTATTAAAAGTAGATAATGAACTCAAAGACCATCTAGTTCCGTCCCAACTAAGCTCAACCCAACCCCTTCTTACGTCACAAACTAAAGATTCATTAGCGGCAAGATTATCTATAGTATCACCTGAAGCCGGAATAATTGTTAATGGATTAACATGCCAAGACTCTCTTGTATCTGAAAAACGTATAATTCGACCTAAAGCTCCGGCTGGCAGCGTTGCAGTAATTCCAGTAGTCGAGGTATTAGTTAAGTAATGAACACCAAAGCTAGCGGTAAAACTAGCTGAAACGGCTTGAGTTGCTAGTCCACCATCTAACCACTGAAGATTGCCGGAGCCATCACTTCTTAGAGAGCTATAACCATCTCCATCATTGCTAGGTAAAGTTAATGTGTAAGATGAGGATACATTAGGTATTGTAATTGTTACAGTCTTACTTGGATCGGCTGCGGTTTTTATTACAAAAGAACCTCCGGCAAAAGCAGGAGTAGAAAGAGTTTTATTTGTTAGTGTTTGATTACTACTACCATCTACTACAAAATTCCAGTTTGTAGTAGAACCACTGTCTTGTTTTATGTATAATACTCCAGTGCCTCCACCAGTGTATAGGTAAAGGGAACCTATTTGTGCCGATTGAGCGATAGAAGTAGGATCTACAGAGCTCGCTGCGACAGATGCAATACCATTTAAGTTAATAACATTTTTAAGTGTTTTAACTCGGGTGCCGTCAAATATTACTGCGCTGCCCATGCTTTCTCCTAATCGTAAAAGTTACAACAAAACTCAGCGCCGGCACTAGGTGCCACAAGAGGTTGTGTCCATAATTGAGTGCCAGAAGCAATAAACACTGGTATAAATCCATTGCCGCCTGGAAGATTTAGTAAGAGATCTGATTGATTTGAGGAGCTACCAGTTGCGATTCTGCTAGTATTACCTGTTGAATCGAAGATTTCGATATTATTGGCTGTAGCAGCGGTACTTGTTGCAGTTCCTGCTCCACCGGTAGCGTATAGTGGTAGCCAGCTGCCTGGATAAAAAGTTACTGTTGTTCCAGTTCCTCCGGTTTGACCGTTGCCATATCCTGAATCATAATAAATAGTAGCATTATTAGTAGGATTTGCATTATTTACTACAATTCTTATGGTATTTAAAGTTTTATTTCTTCCTCGTGGATAACCAAAAAATGTCATATAATCCTCACTAGATAATCATCCACGAACCAGATCCACTAGAGACTAGTGTAACTGATGCGTATGGAGCAAAATTTAATATAAGTTGAGATGCTCCATCTATGGTATCGCTACCACTTGGAGTAATAATAATATTCTTATTCAAGGTAGCACAAGCACCACCTGCATCTTTAATGATCACTACCATTCCTGACATTGGAGATGAAGGTAAAGTTGCAGTAACAGAAGATGGCGCACTGGTGGTGTCAAAGCGAACTATATAATCAGAAAGTTGTACAGCATAACTAGTTGTATGAACTGTCCCAATCTTAACTACTCGAGTTGTTGTCTCTAAAATACCAGTTGTTTTGACGCGTGTTGTGGTTTGTCCTATATTTACAATATCAGCTCTTTGAGTTCCAATATTTAAAATATGTCTTGCTGTAATCGTTCCACTTCCTGATGTTGAAAAGTTAACGGGAAGACCACCTTGCGTTAAGGATACTTGAAAGGTTGGAAGCGGGGTAGAGACAGGATTTATTACATAATAAATTGTGCCAGCAACAATACCAGTGGGTAGTGTTCCGGTGGAGTCAAAGGTTATAGTAGAATTAACCGGAGGATTAAGTGTTGACACTGATTGGAAGGTGTCGGCAGTAGGATTAGGTAGCACTTCTACATAATTTGCATCGAGCCTAGAAGTTAGAGCTTGATGCATAGCAGCTGTATCTGCTACGGCTAGATCTTTTCGTACTATTACCGAGCTGCTGGAGCTGCCAATATAAACTGGATAGTTCCCTGTACTTGCTCCAATGGATAATACATGTGGTTCAGGAGTATCAAAGCCTGTACCATATACAGTACCTTTAGCAAAAATATCTTTCCAGCCATAACTTAAACTACCTAAATTAAGAGTGTCATTAGTTCCTGGAGAAAGATGAGTATTAACAGCGGTAGATGATAGGTTACTAAGAGCTCTATTTGCTAAGTAGCCTGAGTCCGATACTAGCTGATCTAGTGCGTATTTTAAAGTAGAGGTATTACTTAATTGCCAACCAGAGCCCGCTAGTTGTATAATTGCACTATGTGCACTAGTTACATTGGGAAATTGTGAACTTGTGAATCCTATGAATTGAGCTTGGTGACTAGCTTCAGAAGGCATATTAGGAGACAGACCGGTATTTATATTCTGATCTAGAACATGGCGATTGAATTGAGTATTAAATACGTTAAAGTTTATGCCGTTGATGTAATCCAGATTATTAATTATTGGAGTATTTAAAGTACCAGGAATTGTAATGATACCGGTTGGAGAGCCGAAAGTAACGTCATCTTGAAAAGTGATAGTTCCTTTTACTAGAATGGTATCTACATCTACATTTAAAGTGCCAGTGCCAGTTCCTAATTGAATTGCAGAACCCTGAACAGTAAGATTTTGTTGGATTATAGTAGAACCGGACGAGATTACATTACCTAACCTACTGACTTCAAAAAGAATGCTACCAGAAGGGTCTTTAACGATAAGAGGATCAAGAACACTAGAATGCTCACTATCTACCATCTCTATAACTAATGCTGCAGGATCTATAGGTCCTTTTACGGTTAGTTTTCCATCAAGAGACAGGTTGCCGTTTACATCAAAAGAAGCACCACCATGATTTGCAATCTCAGGATCGTAAGTATTACCTTGATAGCCGCCATTAAGGGTTAGCAGGCCGGATATCGTAGTATTGCCAGCAATTGTGGCATTTCCACCAATAATTGCAGCAGAGGCGGATAAGCTGCCGTAAGTAGATAGATTAGCGTCAAAATGACCGGAAGAGGTAAAAGTTGCGGCAGAAGTAACGAGTAGAGTTCCGTATAGAGATGTTGGTTTATTTAGGAGTGCCGTACCTACTGTTAGGTCCCCACCTATTGTAGTATTGCTACTTACTGTTAGTGTACTATTTATTTGTGTTGTATCATCGACAAGTAGTCCACCAAATACTTGGGTTGAAAGGGCATGAATATCAAAGGTTCCTGAACCACCAGGTTGACCAAAGATGAAATTATTACTAGTGCTACCGGCTCCTAGATATGTGTTACCAGAAACCCAAAAATCAGAGTAAAAATGAGTGTAACCAGAGCCATTGCCGACGTAAGCATCTATATCACCAACTTCTATTGTTAGAGTTTTAGTGCTACTTTGACCAAGTCTTATGTTTCCTGTAGTAGTAAGGTCACCTTGAGTAGTTAGACTCCCACCAACTGTGGTGTTACCAGTGATCGATAAATTGTCTTCAGATCCGTTACCTAAACTGGATAGACCAGAAACATTAAGTGTACCTCCAACCTGTAAATTTCCTGAAAAACTACTGGTTGTATAATTAAATGCTGCGCTACCTGTAGCATTACCTAATGTGGCATCAGGACCTAAAGCTGTTATATTCCCTGTAGCCGAAATTGGACCGGTGATGGTTGTTGGTCCCTTAACTAGTAAATAGTCTAGAGTAGGATCGTTACCTAACTGAGTATAGCCATCTACGACTAGGTTGTTGGCTACTTTTTCGGTACCAGCAAGGATTTCGTCGCCAAGGATTTCAATATTATTAAACTTAGCATTACCTTGCTCATCTATCCATGATACAAGGGCACCATCTTTGTTGTAAATCTCAACTTGTCGAAGACCAGAATCTCCTGGACCTCCGCGAGCTACAAATTTGGGCCCGTTAAATACAACGCCAGAGTCGAAGGTTTTGTTGTAAAGATGTTGCTGATTTAATGTACCAACAACTTGACCTTGAACGCCGTGAACTACGTATCCATCGGCGTCAACACCGTTAGCTGAAATGCGATGGGCAATTAGTTGCTCGAATAGGGAGTCTATTCTGCTTCCGTTGAGATCGTAATTGCCTTGAGTGGCATTTACACCAACTTGGTCAGTTAGAAGTTTAACAACACTATCTAATCTCGATAAAGCTTGAGTAATATTATCTAAGCTTTGAATATAATTGAGACTGCTGTAGGGAAGGGCGTAGCCATCAGGAAGAGTAGATGCTATAGATTGCTCGAGAGCTAAGATGGCGTCTCGTAGGTCGTTAACGTGGGAGGCATTAACAACAGTGATATCGTTAACAAGACTGGGATCAAAGCTATCTATTTGATTAGGAAATTTAGAGGTGGTCATCATGTCCCCTAGTTGTAGCTCTCTTATTTATTAGGATAATTGATGTAAAAAATCCTGTAATTCTTTTGTGAGATCCTTACTAACTACTGTAGCAATCAATTGATCAAGATCCATCACTGAGTTTGTAATATCTTGAGGAGAAAATTCAGATAAATCCTGGCCTAAGAATGCTTGCTTTTGCTCAGGTGTTAGTTTAGACTGGATATATTCCTTGAAACTATTGAAGCTTAGTATTGTTGTTTCTTCATCTTCTGTAGTGTCTTCACTAACTTCAACTTCTTCAAGGAGGATTATTACTCTAGGAACTACATTACTAGCTTCTAGATGGCGATACTCGTAGCTATCGAGAGCTCTTAAATTGGCATTGAAATCTAAAATCCTATCTTGAGGTTCTTGATGCATACTATTAGTATACATTGCATATAAGTGGTTATGTAATTTCTTGGCATATTGACATGCAGTTGAAGGCTGAGTCTGTGAACCCTTACAAGTGTTGCATGTTTGTATATATGCAGATGAGCGAAGTGCTTTTACGTAGTTTGGTTGTTGCAAGCGTTGCTTAGGAGATACCTTATTATGTATTTCTGTCTGGTATACTGCTAGTGCTTGCATGAACGCTTTTTTAGTTGAATCCATCTTGCTAATTTTTACCAATTCATCAAGATCTTCTTCATCGAGATGTGTTTGTAAAGAGCTTAGTAGTTGCTCCAGAGTGTCTTCAGTGGTAGTAGATACAGTGTCGTGGAGGGATTTGCCTTTATCTTGAGACGAACTCTTACTCGAAACAGTAGTGTCGAGGCTAATCTCATTTACTAATTTCTTTTGTCTAGTATAGATTTGTTTTTGAAGCTTTTCGAGCTCTCTTGCTTCTTCCATTGTGAGTGGTTGTTTCTCTTGAAGAAATTTTACTTTTTCTAGAAGAGAATAATCTTGTTTAGTAAAGCGACCAAGAGCTTTATTGAGTTTGCCAATGAGATTCATAACTACTTTTTGCGGTCCTCTAGCTCGAAGAGCGGCTCCTACAACATTAGGCTTTAGCGTAAAAGTACAATGTAAAACTGGTTGATTATTTTCAATCTCAAGATTTCTAAGAGGAGAATCAGCAGTAATCCATTTGCTTACTTCGGGAGTTAAAAGTACTTGAAATGCAATAGTGCCATTTGAAACAACAAACGTAGTACCCTGTGAAGTTTCGCTTGTGATTGTAGTGCCTGGAGGGGAGGGTTCAGGTAGTTTTATTCCTTCTACTGGTTGAACAAAATTGTGCCTGTCATTTTGGAGATTAGCTTCGCTAGTCAGTGTCGATTTATCTACTACAAAAAGAGGGGCGCTGACTCCACATTCACTGCAATATGGGCAGAAAGGAATATTAATGCCATCTTTATTGGGTTGAGTTGTATTAATTAGTTGAGCAGTAGCTGTAGCGTCTTGAGTATAACGAAATTGTTCGGAGCGAGAACCATCAAGGGCTAGATCTTGAAGAAATGATTTGGAAAGTTCTACATATACATCGTTGGCAAGTTCGTCTACTTTTTTACCTGTTTGTAGTAAAACTTTTTCAGTATTAGGGCTTAAACGTTTGCCTAGTAGTTGTCCCTTGATCCATCGAAGCAGGGCTCCATCGAAATTTTTCCTATTTATGGAATAAATAAGAGCGATTAGGTCTGGTATGTGTTGTGGGCTACCGAGCATTTTTAATATGTCGTCTTCGGACATATTCTTTGCTACTTCTTGTAGGTCTTTAGAAACGAGATTAACATCGAAGTGACCAATCTGCTTTGGGTGAGCTCTAACAAATCGATATAACTTCATGCTACTTCCTTAAGGAATTTAAAATATAAGTAATTTTTGCTTGAACTTTTGGTGAAGCAATCTTCTTGAGGCGAGTAATGCTTGAAGCTGCAAGTGGTAGCTCTTCGGAAGTTGGAAGAGGTGCCTGTGTTTTTTGTTCTTTAGCTTCTGGCAACTTATCAACCCAAGCCATCACTTTAGTAACTATGAGATCAACCATTTCCTTGTCGTTTTGCAATTCTTCTAACATTTCACTAACAAGAGCTTGTTTAAGATCTTTTTCAGAAGTAAACGGATGCCCCTTAGAGTCCATAAATTGAGGTACTTCGGCTGCAAATTTGTGTAAGTATGTTGCGGTGCTTTGCTTTTTAATTAAAGAAGTCCAATCGATAGAAGAGGATTGAGGTGATTCTGAGCTTGTTGATGGTGCTGGTGACTGTTTTGGTGAAGGTTTACCAAATTGCTTAGTTTTCCCAACTTGACTTGCGAAGGAGGACCACCAAGGGGTCGTAGAAGAGCGAGGAGCTAGACCATAATTAGGTTGAGCAGTGAAGTCTAATCGGTCTTTGTTGTCTTTTCTGATCTCGTACTCTTTCCCGTCAACTACTACTTTTCTATTTAGAACATCGTCTAGTGTTACTTTTACATTTTTCCCTTCTATTTGAAGATAACCTAAGACTGGATTACCATGCATGGTCGCCATAAGGTCGTCGCTTAGATCTATGAGATAGTTTTCGATGTCTTCTACCTCTGCTCCAGCTGAAAGATTGTATGTCTTAGGTTGATAGCTATCATTAGCTTGATTTTTAACATAGATAGGTTCATCTCCAATTTTAACCGAAGAGAGTGGTCTTTGTACCTCTTTGGAAGATGTTTGAATCTGAAGAGAATCTAAAATCTCTTTGTAGCTATCTGGATCTATCATTTTGCGACCATCGGCTCTTACAGTTGCCTTGTCTGCTAATTGTTTTTCGAAAAGAGTTTTTTGCGCTTCATCAGTAAAAACAGGCTTCGACTCGGTAAAAGGACTAAAAGATTGCATTAAGGCGAAGCTTGCTATAGGATAGCCACTTGAAAAGGCGATTGGATGCTTAACCCCGTATTCTTTAGATAGATGATGCCTTAACGAACCTTCTGCAACAAGTTGTATTATTTTACGACGATAGCTTGCTGGAAAGCGTTTCATTATACTAGGAATTTCTTTAGGATTCACAGCCTTATCTTCGCGGCTGAAAGGTAATGTTATCCCCTTTGTAACTAGATCGTGAAGCTTGGTGAGCTCTACTCTTAACATATTGAGCTTAGGATCTTTGGTTTTTTCATATTCTTTAGAAATAAAGGAAAGCCAACCATCCCATTCCATATCTGGAGTTCTAACTAAGGGAAGTTCTTGATTTAATTGATTGATAAGATCAACAGCGATTGCGTCAGCTAGCGCTGGCTTGTGTGCTACATAGTTTAATATAGTAACTTTAATAGGAGCATTTTCTACGGGACGTGTATCTTGAAAGCTTGTAAACTTAAAACCTAAGCGTGCGATACTATAAGGACGCTCAGTAGATTCAGCCGTGAACTCCTTTAGTAGCTCTTGTACTTGTTCGGAAGTAGGCTTATCGGTAACTGGAAGATTGAGAATTTTACCTTCTCCAGCTTTTTGAAGAAGTAGTAGACGGGATGCTTGCTGAGATAGAACAAATTCGTTAGCGTCATCTATTCCATTGTTATTTAAGTCGTGTTTTAAATTTTCTTTGTCGCTCTTAAGTTTTTTTAACTCTTCAGCTTCGTCAGGAGAAATAACAAACGGTGAAGGACTATCTTGCGTATGCTTATTTTTAGCCTTACCCATGAACTCTAGAGCTTGAGAACCTAAACCTTCCTTATCTGCAAGAGCTATATTTTCTTCTTGTGTTCTAATTTTACCTGCAGCTGTTTTTTCAGACGCAGCTCTTTTGAGAGTCGATAATTCTTTGGATGTTAGCCCATGACGGGAAGCGAAATCTTGTAGAGCGTCTTCTACTGAAGACCACTTAGCTAAGGTTTTACCTTCTTGTATGAGACGGACTTGGTCAACATAGCTAGCCTCAATGTGCTTTGCAAGTTTAGTTATCTTTTCGCTTTGAAGAAATTTATCTAACCATCCATCTCTTTTCATAGTTACTCCACTTCACGACCTAAAATTTTATCACCTAAATGATGCTGTGCCTCTTCTTTTTGAAGAGCTGTAAGCATGTGGTCATCCAGAAATTGTCTAAATTTGTTAAACCATTCACTGAGCGACTCTGGATTGCGGCGATCAAGCATTATATCGTTTTTCCAAAGCGCCCAAAAAATATTAGCAAGCGTCTTTGGATTAGATTCATCTTTGATTGCTGCGGATTTTAGTAAAGATGCTGTTTTTTGTTGTAGAAGAGTTTTCACTCGAAATTGAAAATACTCTCTAGCAAGCATAGTTTCAAATGAATCTAGATGACCATACTCAGTAAGGAAACTATTGAACTTGGTAGACCACTTGTTGAGTGTTTCTTGTGGATCTGTACTAAAATCAAATGCAATTTGCTCTATGTACGGAGCTAAAAAGATATCTACAACCTTTTTAGGACTATGATGTTTAATAGCAGCTTCGCTAAACTTGGTAAGTCCTGTTGTGGTATTAGCTTTTGTGCGACTAGTGTAGGTATAAGAGGGAGTTTCTGGAGAGACGTTATATGGACCCTTCCAGTAGGTGTGAAGAGGACCTTCTTCTGATGGCATACCAAACTCCTTTAGAACCGACTTAACCCAACTATACTTTTCTGGATATTGCTCCATTAAGTGTAGAAGAAAGCGTGCTTGAGCTTTTGAGTCAAATCCTTTTGACTTGATTGGGTTGTAGGCTTTTTTATCCATTATAGGTATTCGCGTTCTTTTAGTTGCTTTAAAAAAATGAATTCTTGGTACTCGTTGAGTTTATATTTATTCACTAAGCTGCGAAACCAGCCATTAATGTCTTGCGCATTTTCGATTTTTTTAGATTCAAATTCTTCACAAACTGTAGTTAGAAAATCTTCGTCACTGATTGATTCGCAAGGAAATGATCTTAAATCAGAACTTAAAAAGTACGAAGCGCCTGTACCATTTCTCTCTTCTTTATAGATTGCAAATTTTTGTTCATTTTCTTTTAACCATTTAAAAATATTATTAGCTACATAAATTGCTTGGTTAAAATTTTCACCTCGATAGAAGGTATTTATGCTTGAACCCTCAAGCTCTACTACATAAAAAAGATTGCGATCTTCTTCGGTTCTTAAAACTAAAGTAAGAATAGGCGTATCAGATGCAAATTCGTTAATCAAAGAACTTTCCTCATACTAATTAACTATCTGTATTTCTATTATTGCTTTAGGCGAAGTATGTCTCGGCCATATCTTCATGATTAACTGGGCTAGATCTTATAGTATGACCCATATCGTTTAAGATGAAGTGAAGCTCGAGTTTTTCTCGATCAGTTAGCTTATAGCGCTCGTTGAGTTTTTCAAAAAGATCTTCTATATTTTTACCTTGCGAAACTTTCGCATTAACTAAAATACGAGCTAAGCTAAAGATAAAAGGATTTACGTAGTAAACAAATTTAGAAGATTTAGTAGCAGTTTTTACTAGACCGCTTTCGACTGTATGAGCTATTTGCTCTAAGCCAAACTCAATTCCTTCTTCAATAAGATCAAGAGTTCTTAACTGATCCTCATTAAGATCGGCATAGGGAGCGTCTTGCTCAACACCACTAATTAGTTCGGCTTGAATATTTTTTAAATACTTGGCTGTACGACGAAGAGCATTAACGGAGCCGTCATATGTAGGAGGTAGATTACGAGAAGCATTGACTATATAGTTAGTAAATTCTTGTGGATTTTGCCATTCTGTATACTCGACAAGCTCAGTTTCGGACTCATCCACTGTAACCGGCTCGGATTCAAGATCATCTTCTGAGGCAAAAACAACATGATTTGTTACTAGATCATCTTCAGAAACAGAAAGATCTTGATTTATTTCCGTGTTAGTCATTTCTAGCTCCTTTTATTGGTAGTCAGATATCTCGTTTATTCTTTTAAAATCAATAGCAGCTAGCTACGCTTAGTGAACGGTTTTAAACCTGCTAGACTCCAAAAGTTAAGCTGATTTTGCTGTTGATATGGAACTGGAGATTCGTAGCTCCAACCACTCCATATACTGGGGGATGTTGGGTATGAATGATGCATTTTTAAACTTTTTTTTGGAACAATGCATTTTTCTCTTTCTTCTAGAGATTCTGCATTTAAAAGACATTCGTCTTCTTGCTGTTTTTTATCTTTTTCTTTAGCTATTTTTTGCAATGGAAAGGTAAGATTGTAATCTTTTTCTAGTTGATATACTAAACTTGCCTTTTCCTGCTCTGGTAATCCTAGTAATAGGCCCTGTATTGACTTAATAATTTCTGCTTCGGGAAGAGATTCGTCTTGAACTATTTGCTCTAAAGTCTTGTATAGATTGTTGTCATTTTTTTGTGCCGATGCGAGCTTGTGCAGTATCTTGTAGCTAGAAAGTACAGAGCTTATTGGGTCCTCTTTAGAAAAAGAAATAAGCTTAGCTTCAATATCTCTTTGGATAATATCCACATCCGAAGCAGCTGTAATAAATCCGTAAGTTTCAAGATTAGATTTTAAACTGTTAAGGTCGTGATGAGCTTTTTTAAATTGATTAATAAGATATTGCTGCTCTTCTATGAAGGCTGCATCAGTTGCTATGGGATAGAGTTTAGCAGCAAGCGTGTACTCGCCTCTTCTTTCTAAAAGGTTAATAGTGGATTGAATTTTAGTTAATAGACTCATTTTGCTTCTTCTGTTTTAAACCTTTTATACCCTTTAAGTGAGGGATCGTAAACGAGACCTTCTGCTGTAGCAATTTGCTGCATTATCTCGTTATGAGACCAAAATCCTGCCTTTTTTAATTCGCTATATTTATTTAATAATTCTTGTAATTTTTCAGGTGTTAGTAACTGAATTTTTTTATTGTACCTAAACAGTGATGTTAGATTAATTGCTACATTGCTTGTGCGATTTTTGATTTCTTCGTCCTGTTTTTGCCAGTATTTATCTTCTAATCCAACTACAGAAGATAAGGGGGTACCATAAAGAGCGTAGTCTGTAACTATATCTTTTGACACGTCTTCTTCTAGGGCCCATCCTATGACAGATCCTATAGCTATACCGGCTAGGGCGGATAGTGTGGCGATGGCGGTCCAAATGCCGATGGCGGATGCAGCAGCACCTGCTCGTTGAAGTGCAAGAGCCATTCGTCCAATTTGTACTGCTTCTTGAGCTGCGACTCCAGCTCTTTGCGCTGTAGCAGCAGCATTTGCGCTATTAACGCTTGCGTTGCTTATGGAGGCGACTGTTGCTATTTGTGAAGGTCCAAGTTGTAAAGCACCTCTAATTAAGGACATTATCCAGCGACGGGGAACGGCGGCGGCTAGAAGAGTTTTTATGGTATTGAGTATAAATAAGAGTGTGACGTTTCCAAATTTCTTTACAACAAAATGTAGACCTATCCCTGTACCCATAGCTGCTGCGTCTTTAGCGTTTCCTTGAAGTGCCTGCATACCTCCGAGTAGAAGGCTGATTTTAGGGCTGAAAATGCCAAAAGCGACCTCAGCAAGTATTTGTAATTCAGGAAGATATTGTTTATATTTGTTGTAAATTTCAGCGACGTTTGAAAGGGTCCACGACAAAGCAGTATCGCTAACATTTGTAACTAAAGATCCTTCTTCCTTTTTCATCTTTTCATAAAGTTCGCGATCAGTTCTCTTTAAAAACTCCATATCTACAGAGGCAAAGTGCACTGGAACTACAGGAGTAGAGCGCTGAAGACTTTGTAGTGTATCTAGTTGAGCTAGAAGGTTAGTGTAATATGCTGCACTAGACATTGGGAATATCCTTTTGAATTGTAGGTGTAGGAGCTTGAGACCTTGAAGGTGTTTGAGCCTTTTGTGTTGTGGTTATAGTTGGCTTAGAAGGTTTTTCTATTTCATCTTCAGAAACCTCTACAGATTTAGAAGAGCTTGGCTTGAGTTGAGCTACGTCTTGCTGCATAGAGAGCTGAATAGGAATTTTGCTTAAACTTGTATAGATTTCGGTTAGTTTTTTATTGAGCTTGTCTAGGCTATCTAGGTCTTCGCGTATAATTTTAAGCATTAAGTCAGCGTCAGATTGGCGGCCGGATGCTTCTAATTGCTTTTTAAGATCGTACATTGTATCTAGATGAACATTGTAATTTAATACATCCATTTCTTTCTTAATTTGCTGCAATACTTCGATAATTGTAGCTTGAGAGTCTTTATTTTTTTCTTTTTCTTCAGCTGTTTTTGTTAGGGGTTTTGCTTGCAACATCTCAGTAGCAGCAAGAGATAGAATAGAGCTGCCTTCTACAAAGCCTAATTTTTGTAATTGAGTACTGGCACGACGAATGCGGGCAGATGCAACTTTAGGGGCTGATAGATTGAGTGCCTCGTATTCTAGCATAGAAAGTACTTTGTAAATTTTATCAGTACTAGTATTAGGAATAAGAGAGTGATTGATCATATCATGTAGGGCTTTACGAACAAGGTTGACTCGACTCAGTAATAATTTGCGCTTTTTTTCAAATTTTTGCAAACGATCCTCAAAGATAAAGTCTTTTTGACCGGGAATAGAGGCGTATTTTGTCATGAGAGGGTTGCTCCTACCTGTTCGTGTCCAATTGTACCACTTCTTAAAGTTAAATCTTTCAAACATATTCCAGTCTTTAGTAAAGTGATATAGTACTTGAGGAAAAGTATACTCTGTGTAAGCTCTTCTAAAAGCAGAAATTTGAGAAGCAGTACTCTTCCATAACTGGAGATTAGAATCAATCGGATACTTTTTATATGAGAAAGCCAAGGGATACGCAATTTTAATTGCTGGCAGCACTACGCCTGTAAGACCTAAAAATCTACCTACTTCGACGGCGGCTGGAAGTGTATTTATTCTTGAAGAGATTTCTGGAGAACTTACCCATTCTTCACCAGCATTTTGTGCATTGCTAACAGCAGTTTGTAGAATACGCATGATTGTAAATATGGGAGTTGCAAGTTGACGAAATTGTGCATCAGCCTGCTTAGCTGCGTCGTACTTAGACTTAAAATCAGAAGGAACTTCTTGATCTGGTACAGGAAATGAGCTGGTATCTACACGAGCTATCGAGGCTTGTGTACCATTTAATAGTGACCAAAGAGCTTTAAGTTGCTTTAAATATACTAAGGCAGGTTGAGGATCTTCATATACGGCGGTTGTTGTAATTGCTGGAAGAGAGTCGAGAACAGTTTTTAGAGGAGGCCAGATTGCTCTAAGCTTATTTTGATACTCAGTAAATAGTCTTTCAAAATTAGTTTTATTCGCTGTATTTTTTTCAAGTACAGCTCCAGTAGGAGTAGGTGGTTGAGCTTGAGCTTTGATATCTCGAAACATTAAATTAATCCTGCTTCTAGCATTTTTTCTCTTACTCTTGATGTAAAAACTGGAAGTCCTTCTGGGTTAGTTTCTAAGAAAACTTCCTTAATGGTCTCTTTTAGAATTTCTAGTTGTCTTTTTAATAGTTCGTAATCTGCTTCTACCTTGCCTGCTGCTCTTTTTTCTTGATCTACGATCATCTTATTATGCATCTGCATAACATCTTGAATTTTTCCTAGATATCCCGCTATTGCAACGTGATTTAAGTGAGAACCTTTATTTTCATCTAGGTCTTTAAGCTTCTCAATGCCGTTATGGCACTGATGAAGAAGTCCAAGAATAGTTTGATTATAGTCTATAAGACTATTTTGGACATATGCAGCTAGTCCTGCTTGGTATGATTCAGCTGTCTTTACTGTTTCAGTTCTTTGTTCGTGTCTTTTTTGAACTTCTAGTGCTCGACGTTGCTTTTGCAAATCTTTGAGAACATCAGCTTCAATGTTGAGATATTGAGATCTAAATTTTTGAAGCGTTACAAAGGAAACCTGCTTTTTCTTTTGAGTTTGATACTTATTTTTTAGCCAAGCCTCAACTTGCCTTACAGACTCTCCCCCGATTAGTTTCTCTATGATTTCATCCTTATCAGGATGTTGAAAAATTTTTTTAAACTCGGCTTCTAATTTAGGACTTATTTTATTATTTTCTTCCATACTTTCTTACTCATTATATGCTTGATAGAAGGTCAACTGCTGTTAGCTTTCCTTCTCTCCCTTGGTAGCTTGAGAAAGACCTATAGCGATAGCTTGTTCGTGGCCACCTGGATGCTTATCTAAATGATGATGATGCTCTCTTATGTTTTCAGAGGCAAGATCTTTTTTCTTTTTAGACATTTGTTTGTATTTAACTTTCTTACGCTTTGCTAAAATTGTTATAGCTAGTCTAATTGTAGCTCTTGCTATTTTAACTTTAGCGGTCGAGACGATCACTCTGCAGGCTCCTTAGTGGGAGGAGATGGTTGAGCTACAGACAGAGGAGGTGTTTGGGTTTGAAGTCGCTCGTGCTCCTCTATGGCCGACATGGCGGCTTCTATGGAGATGTTGTTAGAAAATTTATAATTCAAAATTTGACGTTCGCGAGAGTTAGCAGGAAGGTATTGAAGTATTTGGTATAGTAGTTGTGTTAATTTTTGACTATCTTGAGTGGTTACTACAGCCTTACGTGCAATTTTAGCAAGTAACTCGTCTGTATCTGACGATGCGAAGACAGATTGACCTTGAACGCTACCACCATTGTGGTGTTTACCGTCATAAGTATTAAAACCGCGAGCAAAATCATAAATTTGGCCATCTAAGCCACATTGACGTACACTATCTTCTATTCTGATTAATTGCTGCCCAGGGTGATCGGGACACTGTCTAGAAGTCATAGTGGTAGGAGCAAAAAGCTGCTCAGAAATATGAGTACTAGCTGATTGAGTAATTTTTTTAGCTTGCTCTAACATCTGCTTAGTTGGTTTTTTATCAGAACCTTTGTTGGCTCTTATATTATCCCAAAGACCTCTCTCGGAGGATGTTCCGTCTTTTCTTTTAATCTTTTTGCTCAACCTTGTTAGGTTGATAGAGGCCTCTTTATTTGAGGCTGGAGCTGATGGCTCAATTCCTTCTTCATTATCTTCAAAAACATCATAAATTTCATCAGAAGTAAGAGATTCTAATGCTGCTTCTTCTATCGAGCTAGTCTGAGGTTCCTTACTAAGGAAAGAAGGAAGTGGATGCATCTTATTCCAGTTGGGAGTTGATCTGTTTTCGGTGTTATCATAATTAATTTCGTGACCATTGCTGTAGCTAAATTGATCTTTCCACGAACTACTAGAATAGACAGAGCCTTCAATAGGACATTGATATGTGTTATCTGACACGCGACGAAGCATTGCTCCTGGATGTTCTGGGCAATGTCTTGAACGCTCAATAGGAGCTGGATATAAATTATTGTTAGCTTGTTCTGCTTTTTTCTCCATTGTAACTCCTTGAGTCTTGCCTTTGACCTCGAAGATTTCAGTATCGGTAATACCGTAATCCTTCATCGGATTTTTAATATTGGTGCTACTCTTACTTATAGCATCAGCAACTTGAAGGGCATATTGTTTCAATAAAGGAGGATTATCTAGGAGACCCCTCAACTCTACATAGCGGTGAGAATCTAATTCAGATTTAACCCAATCTAAAAACAACTCTTTTCCAACAGGAAGACCATCGGCAACAGGATCAAACTTATCACCTTCTGCAAGATGATTAAGTTTGTGTTGAAATTGGCTTATAAACTGAGCTGCCATTCTATGTACGAAAGCATCTTTAGCGATCTTAATCATAAGACTTCGAGATGCAGTACGAGTTGCAGTATCAATCATGAGAACCTCTCACTTAAAATTTTAAACTAACTCCAGTATCAAACAGTATACTATCAGACTTCTCGTCTTCGGCAAAAATAGAACGAGTGCAAACTCCTGATTCGTCTTTACGGACGTTTTTACATGCGGTCTTAATCAGATTGCACTGATCAGATGCAGAGGTAGCTGTTTTAGGAGTATAGTAGTTACAGCTGCCGCAGCGTGTTTGATAACTAGTGGTAGCCTCTTCTAGCCAGGTTTGATAGTCATCAATTGAGGCAAACTTGTAGTGTTCACCGAATTTTTCGCCAATGAGGTCTATAACCATTTGAGCTAGCTTAGGACTATGTTGATGAGCTGCTCTGCGGAGTTGTTTTTTAAGATCGGGATAAGACATACTTACTAGTAATGGATGTACGTCAGTTGAGGTGGAGCCTTTGGTAGAGGCGTTTCTAATTGACTGGAAGGATAGATCGTATGTCTCGTTTTCGTGGTTAAATTGAGTAGGATTTAGAATCTGTCCTCTAACGTTTTCGACTGGTACTTCTATTTGTATCTTGCCATTCTCTGTGTTTACAGAGGCAACATAACGTAAACCACCGTCCCAATCTCCAGCAAATTTCACTTGTGAATTCTTATATCCAAGATCGTTAAGTTCAATTGCTACAAGATCTCTACCGTAGTTGATGGTTGCACTGTCATAGTTAGAATCTTTTCGTAGCACTGCATCTTTGAGAGTTGTTTCTATCTCCGCTACTTCTAATTTGAGAGGCTGATTGGGTAGATCTTCAAATTCATCTACCTCTATCATGGCCTGTGAATCGTTGCGAACTCCAACGTCTGTAAAACCTAGATCTGCACGAAGTTGAGATACAGCTTGTGCTTGTTTTGTATGTTTTTCATATGCAAGATCTGCTGCGAGAGTTTCAATACCAACCGTATCTAGACTATAAACTTTATCATTAGTAGTCATAACTTGTGGGATCAACGGACTGCCGTTGCGAACTTCTACAGGAATATAAACAGAGGCCTCACCAGAGGCGATTTTAAATGTGGCTTGATATAGAAGAGTTTCAGGAGTTTGATATTTTAATTTAAGTACTGGTTTTGCTACTTTATTTGTAGCTTCCAATTCTTCGTTTACGAGGATTGCAGCATATCGAAATAAAGGTGTGTCACGCTTTGCGTATATTAAGTTAGGATCTACAAGTTGATCAATATTTTCTTCGTTATCATAGAGATCTACCTCTGCAATAGTGTTCACAACTTCGCTTGCAGTTCTGACGTCGCCATAATAATTGTGTCGGTTGGCTTGTTTTTGACTAACTACTGGAGTAGAGGAAGTAAGAAGATCTTGAAATTCTTCATTAAAATTAGTGTTTGAGGACCAGAATTTTTGACTTAAGGAGTGAAGATCTTGAGCTGTTACGGTCTTGTTAGGTTGACGAGAGGCCATCAACTCTATAACTCGAGCGACTTGCTGTATGGTTTGGTCCTGACGATGATTATCAGCAGAAGCTTGAAATCTAGCTACAAGCTGTTTTGCAGTGTGTAGGCCATTTTCTTGCACAAACAATTGTTGAGTAAGCTCAACTAGTTGATCTTCAATTTTTTTGTCTGACATTCGATCCTCCCCCTAAACTTTTAAGTGAGCTTAATATTTCTCTTTTACGCTCTAGTAATCTAGCTTTTTGTGTCTTAGAAGGTGCAGAACCCTCTCCTTGTTTAGAAGAATCAATACTCTGTTGTAATTCTTTGAGTTGCTGATTAAGTTTTTGCATCTGTGAACCTAATTCATTAACCATATTAGTAATATTTTGAAATAAAGAGTAAATAAAAGTGTAATATTTGAGGGCAGGTGTAAAATCTACGTCATCTTTCTCTAAAATAGTAGTGTCGCGGGCGGATGTGGCTGCTGCAATAAGATTGTGAGCTTCTTTGTACATTGTCTTCAGTTGGACTTGCATATTTGAGAGGTCGTTAATCATTTCAGAAATAGAAGGGGAAGAAGATGCAAAAATAGTTGGTGTATGTATTTTCTTAGAACTAGCTTTTGAGAGAGGTGATTCTGGAGAGTAAGTTAATGACTCTAAATTTTTTCTAGCATTTTGTTGCCAATCCCTAGGTGATAATGGAGTTTTACCAAAAGGTTGTCGAGCAAATGGATCTTTTTTTGAAGTATCATTAATAGTGGTTAGGGCTAGTTCAATCAAATTTTGTTTAACTTGAGAAAAGCTATTTTCGTCTTTACTAATTTTAGAAATTTGATGTGCTAATTCGGGTAGGGAGACTAGATCTGGTCGATCTGCCGTTGCAACTACCACGATCTTGTCTAATATTTTTTTAATTTCATTAGCTATCTGTGTTGTGCGTGTTAGGTTATCTTTATTTTCATTAATAAAATTAATGACGTCCTTCCCCTCAGCAGTTCCGATGCTGTTGGCTAGGTTTTCTACTTCGTGGTCAACAATCTGTACGCGGAGATCATTAAGACCTTTTTGAAATTTTTCTTGTGTAGTTTGATACTTAGACTTTCCAGTAAGGTTGTATTGCAAAAACTGCCATAAATTTTCTCCTACCTCTTGTAGCATTCCAGCTGGACCAGTAAGAGGGATTGATCTTAAAAGTTTGATTGGTTCCGCTTGTTGAGCAAAAAGATTTCTAATGCGCTCAGTTTTTGAGGTTAAAGAATTAGCTAAGTCTAGCGTTGGTCTAGTGGTTAAAGCTGGATTAGTTTTTGATAGTTGACTAATCATAGAGTGTATTTTGATGAAGGATTTTTGCATATCCGCTAGTTTTCGGTAATTGGCGCCTAACCATCTATCCATGTCGGAAATTACTGGCTTAAAAGCTTTCATATATTATTGTCTCCTAAATTTTCAAAAGCATTGGCTACGCTATGCAAGCTTCGAGGTAAGCTACTCTCTACTTCTTGAGAACTATGATATAAAGTAATATACGAATCGTAAGCGTGCTCAAGAAGAGTCTCGTACGCTTTTTGATAGCGATCGAGAATAACTTCTGTAAATCCTCTTAAAAGTTTCTCACCACTGATGCCGGTATCTGATGAACCGGATGAAAAGAGAGATTTAGTTCTTAAGATAAGACCGACCATTGTCTCTAAGTCTTTATAATTTCGTCTAGCAGATTCGAAATCTTGATATTTTCCTTGCTCTTGAAAAATCCGAAATGCTGCACCCATTTCTGACTTTTCTTGAGATGAGTCGTTAGGTTTTGAGTTGGTAGTGGTTTCGTCTTTATTAGATTTCGATTGGTTGTTGGATTTTGACGAACCTGTAGTTTGATCATCGTGTGCTTCTTCAAACTCTGCTTCGTCAAACTCTACTTCATCGTGGTCAGTAGGTTGTTGCTTTTTATTATTAGGGTCGTCAGAATTTGTATTGGCGACGCGGCGAAGGAAGCCTGGCCTAAACGATTTAATAACTTGAAATAATTGATTTGGTGTGAGATCTTTTTCTGCCATAAAATTAGCTTCTATACGAGCTAACTCTTTTCTGGCAAGATCCTCCCAATCAAAGACAAATAGATCGTTCCAAGTAGGAGGTTTCTCCTGTTTAGGTAGTGTAGCTTGAATATTAGACGGAATAGAGGACCAAGACGCTAATTGAATATCACCGTGACCAATGCGAGATAGATCTCGCTTAACGATATTTAAATAGTCAGTGGCATTTTTTGTTTGAACGTTGAAGTTAGAAAGGCTACTTTTTACAGTCTCCTTCGATACACCGCGGAGACTACGATTGATGATCTGTATGTTGTCTCTTACTTGTTCTAGATCCTTGATTGTTGCAATGTATGGGTCTCTTAACTCGTAGTAGAGTTGAGAGGCTTTAGGTTGAAGATAATATTTAATAAATGTATTTAAATAGTTTTCTAGTCCTTGAAATATTTGGAACTTAGTATAGCCTACAAGAGATTCTGCCTGTTTAGAGGTGATTTTACCTTTTACGGAGAGGGTAAAAGAGGGAAGAGATAAGTTCTCATCGACAATATCGTCAAACTCAATATTGTTGTTGGCTAAATAATCAACAATATCGCCTAATGAATGAAGTATTTTAGCTTCTTGAAGAAAAGAATTTGAAGATATCTTAATTAAATAATTGAGTGATTGAGCGTAGCGAGCTGGATCTCGAAGTCCGAGTTGAGATAGAGTTTTAGTAAGCTGTTCTAGTTTTGTTTTCATATCTCGACTTTTTGAGAAATTCTCTTACTCGAAGAGTTCGGGACATGATCCTTGAAGAAGCTTTTTACGAGAGTTGCTAACATTCTGAACTACTTGCTTTAAAAAGCTAGGATCCGTAGAGATTCTATCTAGAAGATATTTACGCCA